CTTAATTCCTTCTTGTTCTTGGACCTTCTTGGAAAGGTCGTGGATTCGTAAGAAGAGCTCTTCTGCATCGCGCTCTTTACGGTTTTGACTTACTGTTGGATTCGCAGCACGCTTGTAAGCGTCCGCTAGATTGAGGCTCGCAGTCAGTAGACTTTTTGCGTCTTGCTCTGTTTCTGCTAGGAAAGTGAAGTCGCAGATCTCTGTTCCAGCCTCTACAAATTTAACCTTTCCACCTGCAGGCTGTCTGAAGATGTATTGAAACGGGTAAGGAGCATCAATAGCTGCAATGATGTTACCATCCTTATGGATACCAAATTTAATTGGCCCCGTGTATTTTTCGTGTTTCGTAAGTTCCTTTACAGCTTCTTCTACTTTGGCTTTCAAACTAAAACGCGTCGCCTCTTGAGAAGGTGTAAGTATGTCACGGATGAGCTCTGCGTACTCTTTGAGCGTGAGAGGCTTCAATATTTTATCTAACGCAGCTACCTGATCAGCACCTAGAATCTTCTTTGCAGCGAGGCCTTTTATGACCTCTTCCATCTTAGCTTTGTTGCCCCACTCGGATTTTCTGAAGATGTCAACGCCTGCGTGGTGATGCATCTCGTTTTCAATAATCTGCTTAAAAACTTCAGCCGCCCATTCTTTCTGCTGTTCTTCAGTAGCTTTCTGTTCAGGTACTTGCATCAACGTACCTGGACGCGCTTCCACATTTTGCAGAAACCCTACTGTAGAAAGGAGCTCCTCAACGTACTGCTTCGACCCAGCAAATCCATGTTTGCAGAATTGAAACACTACCTCTTGCAGCTTGGGCTTTGAGCTCTTTAGGAAAGGAAGAGCAGACAGAATCTTCGCAGCGAATCCTTCTTTTTCAACATCTGCCAAGCCTTTATCTTTGAGCTTTGAACGAAGGTTGGCAAGGTAATCAGTAGGAAGATCAATGCTGTAGTCAAAAGTGATTTTAGAATCTTTAACAGCAGAAAATGTGCCTGTAGCCACAGGAGCGCCAACATCTACACCATCAGCTTCATCTGCGTAAAATTGAACATTTCCAGACGTTGCTATGTTAAACTTGCTCAAAGTCTCTTTTGCAGCATCAACTAGATGAGCTACAAAAGGAGCTAGTGCATCATGTAGCTTTTGCTTATCCTTGAATTCCTCCGTTTCCCACGGAGGTTTTTCCTTGTCTTCTGGAGCCTTCTCTTCTGGATTAGGATCCCACCGCTTACCAGTGTACTTCTCAACGTCCTCTTTAACAGAAGTTTCTCCTCCTTCTCCTTCTCCTGGTGCCAGTTCTGCTCCTGGATCACTTAATTTAGTAAAATCAGGAACGTCAGGGAGACCTCCCTCAGCGGCAAACACAAAACGAGAGGGACGTACTGCATCGTAAAAAGCACCACGGTACATCAGGGTAGACGGTAGATCTACAACCGTGTAGGTTGCCCCCTTGTACATCAAGCGCTTTTTAAGTGGTGGCAGTTTAGCCATGACGCACCTAGTAGTGAGTGCGAGTGTTCAGTTGGCGGAACTTCTCGTCTTGCCGCATGAGATACTTGTGCAGCAGCGATTCGTCCATCATGCCAATCTGAACAAAGTAGTTGAAGAGCTGCAGCATCTCGTCGTCATCCATCTTGGTACGTCCCTGGAAGACGTCGGCAAAGTCCTCGATGGCGATGTCCAGTGTGTTGCCCTTGCCGGGGATTTTCTGCTCCCGATAGTGCTGGTAGTCACCCCAGAACTTCATGGCGAGGTCTTCCATATCCTGGTTGGTTTTCTCGTCCATGTCGGGTGTCTGGTCGTTGGGGTCGAACGCTTCCTCACCTCGCATCCGGTTGCGCTGCTTAGCGGGTGGGTTTACTGTATCCTGGGTAGGATAGTTGACCGTGCTGGTGGGTGGCCACTCTTGGGGATCGTGGTAGTCTGGACGCCGCTGAAAGCCACCAGCTTCTTTCTTTGTCTGGTAGAAGCGGATGGGGGTCTGGCGGACGGTCGGACGCCACACTGTGTCCGTGATGGACGACGGGTAGTTGGGGTTCTTGGGTAGATACGTGTTAGGGAGTATCCGGATTGGGTGGAGCTCTGAGCTGTTCAGCGCTGCAGGATCGTAGACTGTGGGAGTGAAACCAGCGCCTTCTCCACCATCGTGTCCCATGAACTTCGAGTCGCCAGGAAGGGTTAGCTGGCGCATGGTATCAGAATCGGGGCTGTAAAGAACTACGTAGACCTGACCTGCGTCTTCCCCGTCACGACCTTTGAGCTTGATCGCCTTCAGCACTACACCGGCTTCGCCACCGAGATCTGCATCCTCGAGGCCTGTGAGCACGGTACCCGGGCTGAGCTTGCCAGTTTCATCGATAGCAGGCTCCGCGAAGTGGAGCGCCAGCTTAACGTAGTCCTGGAAGATGCGCCGCTGGCGACGGTACCGCAGAGCTACGGAGGCCACACGGTGAGCAGTAAGAGTCTGCTTCTCGAAGCGAGACCGCACTTTCCCCATGTCCTCTTCTTTTTTGTTCACGTCCATTAGCATGTGAATATCCTCGGGCACTTTTTCCTCAATGGGAGGCCACAGACGTGCAAACTCTTTGCGGATGAGTGCTTCGTGTTTGGGGTTGTTGAGTCCCAGCTTGCACATGCAGACAGTCACTTCGTCGGGGTCGCCCGGTTCTGGCTCATCTAGCTTGACAGTGATCGCGGGAGGCTCGAGCTCTACACGGTCACCGTAGCGGCCAGCCTGCAGGCCAATCTTGGTGATCACCCCTGGGCCAATGGGGGTGTCCACGTGTTGGCCAATTTGCAGCAGGTCGAAAGTCTCCTCATCGGAAACCTCAACCTTGTTGTCGGCATCCCGGCGCATCAGTGACTACTCTTCCGCGCTTTCTTCTTCTTTGGGCTTGCGCTTCTTCGGCACGTGCTTCGACGTGTACCGATTGTACGTCGGCATCAGCTGCCCAAGAAACTCCTGGATGACATCGCAGTGGGCCTTTAGGTTCTCCACCGACTTGTCAGCTTTGGACTTGGGACCATCTAGCATCTCCAGCATCTGAGGAGCAGCTTCTTGAATGTGCCCAGCGTGCACCACTAGATTGCTGATGATGTTCTCGATGGCAGCCTTGTCCGCCGCCCGCGAGATACTCTCTTTGACCTCATCAGGCGTCACAGTCTTCTTGGAAGCCAGACGGTACTTGTGCCCCTTGACCATGATGAATGCAGGTAGCTTGGACATTTATCGTTCCTTCTCACCCTTGATCTGTTTTGCGTACTGTCGCCACGGAACATTGTCTTCCGCTAGACTACCAACATACGCGCCGAATTTATCTGCCATCTTCAGAGCAAGCTCCTCAACTGGCAGATGAGCGAAGCTCTTTTCAAAAAGCTCACGGTACCCATCATCGAGCCAGACTTTAACGAGAGTATCGAACGCCCGTAAACCAGCCGCGTCGAGCACGTTTGCACGCCTGTAAATGTGCCCGTTAACTCTGATATGGGTTGGAGGCCGTGGCATCAGGATTCCTTGAACAAATCACCAAGCTCACGCAGAGCAGAGCTGACGTAAGCTTCGGGGCCTACGCGAAGCAGCTTACGTGTCTCTGCCATAAAATCTGCTCGGTAGGTACGCAGCATCGTGGCGACAGTGGAAAGCGCCTGGCCAAACAGTTTTTGGTAAGTCAAGCCCATGCCAGGGCGCACCCGGAGCGTTTTGCCAGAGAGAGGCAACGCTACCGCGAGTACCACGGCGCGCACCAGAAGAGTCTTCACGTGCGGATCGCTACGTAGTTGCTGAGGGAGCTTACGCAACAGTTCGTGAAGTGCAGGCTCCCCGGTAGCTAACCTAGCTTCCTCAGGCAAAGGATCACTCTCCCTCAGACTCTTCCTCTGAACCTTCTTCACCTTCTGGCTCTTCGTATTCTTCGTGAATCTTTTCCATCACGGCGATGACGTCATCGATGCCCGTAAGCGCAGCCTCAAAGTCTTCATCTACCTCGAGGTCGTCAGGAAGCTTATCGAGAATAGTTTGCCAGTAGCCCTTGAGCGCATCCAGCAAATCCATCTCCTCAGTCTCTTCCTCAACCTCTTCCTCTTCTTCCTTCTCTTCTTTTTCTTCTTCGGGCGCTTCGTCTTCAGCTAGTACGTAGAAGTGCCCAGCGTACTTCACCATTTCCGGAGATTTTTCTTGGCGTGCCATTTTTTCATTAACCCTCTGCACACTTGCGGCGCGTTGTGATTGGAGTTCCTCTAAGGCCTTCTGAAACCGTTTAATAGTTTCAGATTGTTTTTCAAGTTTATCGCCCATGCGGTTAGTCAACGACTCTACCGCCTTGAGCGCCTTTCGCGCCTTGGTGATGTTGTCGTCTATTGCTTGCCGCTTGTCGTCGTACTTCTCCATCTCAGGAGCAGCTACAAGAGCGTCGAATATTTTCTCGGCCCTTTGGAGCCAGATGTCCATGTTCGTCAGCTGGATTTTCGCAGAGACGTAGTAGTCACTACGAGAGATACGAGCTGATGGATCAATGTCCTCTTGGAGCGCCTGCACTGAGTGGTAGTAGGCTCCCTTATATTTTACAACACTGGGCTTTTTTCCTTGTTTCCTTTCTATAATTCGTTGTCGTATAATATCTTTAGCCTTTTTGTCTTTATTTTTCTCAGAAAGGTTTTCCCACCATCTTTTCTGTCTTTCTGACTGCTTTTTACGTCGCTCAGCCCGTTCTTCCTCAGAAAGGCTTTCCCACCGTCTTTTCCTTCCTTCTGTCTGTTTCTTAGCTATTTCATGTCGTTCTTCCTCAGAAAGGTTTTCCCACCGTCTTTTCTGTCCTTCTGACTGTTTCTTAGCTACTTCAGCCAGTTCTTCCTCAGAAAGGTTTTCCCACCGTCTTTTACTTCCTTCTGACTGCTTTTTACGTCGTTCAGCCAGTTCTTCCTCAGAAAGGCTTTCCCACCATCTTTTCATTCTTTCTGTCTGTTTCTTAGCTATTTCAGCCCGTTCTTCCTCAGAAATGTTTTCCCACCGCCTTTTCTGTCCTTCTGACTGTTTCTTAGCTACTTCAGCCAGTTCTTCCTCAGAAAGGTTTTCCCACCACTTTTTGTGTTTTTCTGACTGTTTCTTAGCTATTTCAGATCGTTCTTCCTCAGAAAGGCTTTCCCACCGCCTTTTCTGTCCTTCTGACCGTTTCTTAGCTATTTCAGATCGTTCTTCCTCAGAAAGGCTTTCCCACCACTTTTTCCATTTTTCTGAACGAGAGATACGAGCCGATGGATCGATGTCCTCTTGGAGCGCCTGCACTGAGTGGTAGTAGGCTCCCTTATATTTTACAACACTGGGAGCAGCTTCTCCGTGCTTGTGCACCTGGATTGCACGCTCTTGCTTCAGTGCTGATTCCTTAGAAGGATGACGCCCGAGCAGCTTCTTGCCATCATGTGTGTAGAGACACCAACGCTGCTCGCTCGCAGGGCGATCATCGTGATCCTGCTCTCTACACTTCTTGATGACTGCTGTTCGAAGGGTAGCCATTCCTTACACCCGATGCGCCTCAGGAGTGCGAATGCCACGTTTTTGAGCAAATTTGTGGAGAGCTTGACGACGGTCTGTCGCATCCATAGCACGGCGTAACTTCTTGTACGTTTTATCGAGCTCCTGCAGCGCGTCGGAGAACATGTCGTGAAGACTCCAGCGAGCTGCCATCCCAGTACCAGGACGGAGGACATCGGGCAAAGTCTTCTCAACGTCCACTGCGGCAGAGCGTGCAAACTTGAGAATATCTAGTAGTTGATGTAGCGCTGGTTCGGGATCTGCTTCTTCGATAAAACGGTTGTATACGTATAACAAGGCGCTGAGCGCTACATTAAAGGAAACGGGTGCTTCACGCTCAGCGCTTACCAGCCTGTACCAGTTTCCGTATACTTGAATATAACGGGGATGGCTCACGGGCTTCTCCTACCAGAGGTGACCGAACTGCTTGGATTCCTGCTGAGGCTTTAGCTGCGTGCCGGGGTCAAGGGCGTGCTTGCTCTCCTGGTCACGCACATGCTCATCGATCTTGAGCGCCCACACCCCAATGTTGTCCGCTAGCCGTTTCAGAATATCAGATAGCACGTCCACCTCATCAGCAGCATCGGTGGCTAGTGCGAAGATGCGCTCGCTGTTGCCAGGAACACCCTTTGGAAGGATAGCTTCCTCGTCTAACAGAATCCGGTTAGCACGTACCATGTTGGTCAACGCTTCTCGGATCGCAACAAACGCTGCTGAGGCATCTGAACTTTTAATGCTTGGACGTAGCATCTGGGCCAGGTCGTGCAAAGTCGTAGAAGACTTTTTCAGGTCATCGAGGCTCAGCGCCTCTACCAGACGATACTCCTGCCCACGATACGTGACAGTGGTTGGGGTGCTCATTAGTCTTCCAGTTCGAAGCGTACACCTTTATACGTGATCATCTGGGGAACACCAGCGGACGCTTTCTTCTTGCTCTTCTTCTTGCGGGGCTCCTTGCGCCAATCTTCACCCTCCATACGATCCTTCAAGCTGGCACAGAAGGCCCCCGTATTACTGATTTCAGGTGCGTCCTTCAGTTTGCGTCGACACTCCGTGACAGAGCCACCAATGGAGTTCCAAAAAGACTTGGCAGACTTCTGTGTCCATCCCTTAGGCAGCTTCTCCCACTTACCCTTGCTCTTTTCACTGGGAGATTTCTTGCTACCTTTCCCCTTCCCTTTCGCCTTCTCTTTTCCTTTTTTCTTGGCAGCTTCGTGCATCTCTGCATCGTCACGGCGGAAGAGCATCCCCTTCACGCGAATGAAAGTAGGAGCAGAAGCCTCTTGTGCCTGTTCGTTCACACGGTCATACACGAAACCGTTCACACGGATAGTCGTGGGTGCCTCTTCTGGCTCCAGTTGGTACAGTTGGCCTGCTACCTTGATGAAGTTAGGATGCTCTGACATAGCTCTCCCCTTATCGGATTTCGGGTTGGTTTTTGCAAAAGAAACAACACGGTCGTAGCTCTCAACCGCGTCGCCTAGTTCTTTGGTTGTCATCTCTGGACCTGGCTCGAGCTTGACAGCACCGCTTTCCATAGCTGCTAAGAGCTCGTAGTAGTTGGAGAGCTCGAACAGGTGTGCCAGTGCAATCTTGCCCGTGAGCAACGGGTCGTCGTTGGTGACGTTGGTATCAGGATTGCGCCTACCATGCTCGAGCTCTACATCGAGGCCCTTGCGGAACTGCTCCACATTGAACTTCACGTTTGCCCACTGGATGCCAAGCTCTGTAGCAATACGTTCTGCTTCCTCTACGGTGAATCCACGTTTCATGGCATCTCCATAAACAGCTCATCGATGACGTTCTCGAGCACCACCGTCTTACCCATGTGAACGTCGCGCAGTATCTGCTCTGCGTTTGTCCACTCCTGCCGGATTTGATGCTCAAACTCGCCCATATCCTGAGCCTTGATTTCGGTGAACAAACGAATCTGCCAGTCTGTAGGAGCTTTCTGCAGACCGTGCAGGATGCTGGCTTCTGTGGTTTCTAACCCGCTTTTCAGCTTGTTTAAATCGCGCGCTGCCAGAACTGCTACTGCTGAGGTAGGCCCCACATCGACTCCCGTTCCATAAGCAGGATTGTCGTACGGGGTTGTTTCTTCTGCGTAGATAGTGCCAACGTATACACTATGTAGTTGCTGCGCCTGTACGCGTCTATACGTGCGACCACGGAAGGTAATAGTAGCTGGCGTTTTGTTGCTCATAGAAGAATTACGCGCGTTCTTTACCAGTTGGCTCTTTGCTGGGCGGTTCTTTGGCGCGCTCCTGCTTAATCTCGTATGCCTTGCTGAAGAAGTTCTTGATTTCAGCCTCGTTCATCCCGTAGATTTTTTCCAGGATGTCCTTGCGTAGAGCGCTGCGCTCCTTCTTCATAGTCCACTTACTAGCCCATCCACGTTCAGTAATCATATTGCTGATATCGGTGATCACAGTTACAGCGGTTTGTGCCGCAACAAGAGCTTCCTGTATATCGTTGATGTACTTATTGATTGACTCACGGACGAGGTCCGGGTCAGCAAGTAGCCTTTCCAGCTTATCTCGATTTCCCTTGAAAAAGGCGTCGGTGAGCCAACGAACACCCGGACTTCTATCATTGTTCAGATCATCACTGGCGCGGCGCAAGGACATCTCAGCTTGCTGGACAGCGTCCACACTGCGCTTAAGCTGCGAGATAGGAATGTTGTCCTTAATAGAAGGGTGAATATTCGTGACGAGATCGCTGAATACTTCAGTCTCCAGCACATCTTCATACGTGGGAGAAGGGCGCCCCTTCATGTAATCAGGAGCTTCATCCGCTTGTACCAGTACGTACTTCGCACCCTTGTAGTGGAACATGCGGATGTTCGTGCTACGCGGGAGCTCCTTTTGGAAACTTGGGAGAGGCTTGCTCAGTGGCTTGTCTGGAAGCAGGTAGTTGCGCTTCCAGGTAGACATCAAGTCTTGAGCGTGTGTTACAGCAGCAGTATTTTCTTCAGTCTGAATGAAGTCTTCCAGTGCAGAGATGGCTGCACGTACTTCCGCTTCGGAAGCTGCTACCTCGGCTCGTCCGGTGTTCAACTTTTTCTGCGCAGCCCTATCAAGCATCCCACGCAGAGGACCCTCCATCGCTTGAGGCAATGACCGCAACAACCGGTAATCCGGAGTGGACATGCGTACAAAGATGTCCTGCTCCACCGGAGTTGGCATGTACTCCGTAGCCTCTGGCGGAATCTCCATACGTTCTGCAGAGATGAGCTCGTACTTGGCCCCCTTAAAGGTGACCGTTGTAGGTGCCGCTTGCTTCTGCTGAACGATCTCGTAGGAGAGCCCTTTGTAGGTAACCGTAACGGGTACCCGTTTGTTGAGACGAGCCATGATCGCTCCTGTTAGGCGATGGAGGACAACAGATTCTGTGCAGCTTGTTTAAGCTCAGCCTTGGCCTGCTCAACTTCCTCTGGTGTGTGTGCTTTGCTGAACTTTTCTTTTGCTGACGTGAGCAAGGTGAGTGCGCTGTTGACGTCGGGATCTGCCGCTGCTTTCTTGTAGAGACGGCCGTTGACTTTAATATACGTAGGAGCCTTGGTTGCCATTGTTGACCTCGTGTGTTGGGTTGGACTGTTGAATCAGGTCCCAGTAACAGAAACTGGTTGAACAATCCAAACGAGAAAAACCCCTCGGGGAGCCGAAGCTCCCCGAGGGGTGGACGTCTAGCTACTAGAGCCGAACACCCTTGGAGACACCACGGCTGTTGCCGAGCACGCTCGCCTGACGCAGGAAGATGAACCAACCACGCACGGCACGGCCGAGCATGCGCTGGTCTACTACACTGGAGTTCAGGGCGATCATGTTCGCCTTCACACCGAGAGTCGACGGAGAGGACAGGAAGTACACCTCGCCAGGTTGCAGAACCTGCAAGGTGTCGTACCGGAATCCGTCCGTGATCAGCTCGATGTCACCGAGACGCCCGAGCTTGCCCTCTACGGCCAACTCGTGCTTCTCGATGGGCGAGTACCAACGTGCCCAGTCCGCATCCGCGAACAGGTCGTCCCACAGGTCAATCGCCATGAGGGCGTGCGGGACCGGGAGGCTCCACTGCCAGATCTGGTTACGCAGGGTAACGAAGACCTGAGGCGTAAAGGCGTTAAACGCGATTACGTCGTTGTCAGTGGGAGCGGCTTGATCGAGGAGGAACTTCGTGATGTTGTCGTCGCGGACCATGGTCGCTTCGAGTGCATCATTGTATTTCTCTTCGATGATCTGCGCGCCAGCCTCGTGAATCTCAGCCTCCTCCATCAGTACCAGCGTCTCGAGGTTGTAGCCCCGAGGATAGATGTACTTCTGGCGGATGAGAGACTCGATGGTGTGACCATCCGAGAGCATCAGCCAGGAGGTTACGTCCTTCTGACGGATGCGGATACGCGCGGTTCCACCCTCGGCCACGTCCTGCTGGGCGAAGACCTTGTTGGTGAATCCCATGCGCCCCATGGTCTCGGCCACGGAGTCAGTGAACACCTCACCCAGAACCTGGAAGGGACCACCCTCGGCAGGACGCTGCTCAGCGAGAGCGGCCTGCACGATGTGACCCTGCTGGCTCCAAGCAGAGATGTCGAGGGAACCCTCGTCGCGGTGGATCTCGCCTGCGCGAGCCTGCTTGACGATGGCATCCATCTGTTCGATGAGTCCGGACACGCTGCCCTGGTTGTACTCGCCATTCGCACCCACCAAGGGTGTGTTTGCCGAGTAGCTGACGCTCCCCGTACGGGGCATCGTCTTGAAAGCGGGTCCTCTTGCGATGTCGTTGCCCTTCCGATCCCGAAGAGCAGCTTTTCCTGAAAACACTTGTGACATGTTTTTCTCCTCTCTTCAGTTTCGGGTTATACCGGGCTGATGTACTCGACGCCGAGGTAGGGGTCACCCGGAGAAGGTACAGATACGACACGACCGAAATTGGTCGCGCCACCCAGCGTAAAGACGCCGCCGTTACCGAGGGTCAACTGCGCACCCACGGTATACGCCTGATCGGCTTCGTACATGCTCGTGTAGACCAGGCAGTCGCCGTAGCCCACCGTCATGAGACCGAACTGATCCTCGGCGCCACGGTTGACATGGCTCTGACGCAGGATGAGATCACGCTCGATGGCGGTCAGGTTCCACCGATAAGTGATCGTGATGTTGTGCTCCGCTTCGGCTACGTCGAAGGTCATCAGACCCGTAACGGGATCGATATCCACGTTGCCAGGACCGGGAGCGGGCACCGCGATGTGCGCGACAACAGTGATCGCAGCTGCTGCGGTGTTGTCCCACAAATACGCCTGAGCCGTAGCGGGAGCGACGAGGAGAAGGTTGGCATGCGGCAGCTGGACCGTGTACGGTCCAGGTGCAGCAGGCACGGTGTAGTTGCGAACATCCGCAAAGGTGTTCGCAGTGATGCGGGATTGCAGTGAGAGGCCGCAAGGACGCTCACCAACTGCCAAGGCACCGGACTGGCCCAACTGGACCACTTCGTTGCCTGCGGGGCCAGGAAGGCGAGTTAGAATACTGCCCTCCTCTACGATGTTAGCGGCTGGGGCCACTTCGAATTGGCGTTTCCACTCGAAGCGCGACCGCGTAA